TCTTTGTTATTAGGCAATTACCAACCGCTAGTGATGATATACATAGTTTAGATGCTGATTTCGAGGTTAGTTTTATTACTACTCATAACAAGCAGCCGAACAAAGTTACCCAAGTGTTAACAGACGCAACAAACTTACGCAAGTATATCTTTGAAAATTTTGAATATGATTGTATTATTAACACTAGTATATTAAGTGAACCGTCAGGCCCGTTTCATACCGAGTCAGGCAGATCGGTTTATCGCTTTAACTTTCGGGTAGAAACAAACCCCGAACTAATCTACGGGTAAAATTATGGCTTGTGGTCAAAAGGTCGGCAAAAAATGGCTGATGTATTTTTTAATAAGCTCCGACTGTCAAACTATTCCGACTATCGGCGCTATGAAACGATTGGGCGGTCTTACTACTAAGGGCTGGGAAGATAACGCTAACCCAACAACATCAACGACAGATGCATACGATTATCAGCAAAATTCAAGTACTGTTTTTAGTTTAAATATTACTGGTACATTAGATTTGTTTGATGATGTAGCACTTAATCAGAAAGAATTCTTTGATTTTGCAGCTAACTTCCGCACTCAAGGTTATGCAGATCGTAAACTTTGGATTGGCTTGACAGATAGTGAGTCAGAAGAGTTAATTGATTATATGCTAATTGATTCAATTTCTGATACCAGCCCAACAGACGGCAACCGAACAAAAGATATTTCGCTTAGTCACGGCGGCGAACTAAACCCGAAACATACTTACTTATAAGAGGTTGATAGAATGCCTTTAATTGAAGAAACCACATTGGTACAGGGTCAATCAACCGCTGTAACTGTAACAACACTGGATGCGTCAGATACTTTGGTTTTCAACACCAAGGGTCAGCGATTAACATTTACTAACCCTACCGGCGGCGCTATTACAGCTAACCTTTTAGGTTCTGGAGTTTCAGGCACCAAACCTTGCTTTGGCGGCGGTGAAGTTGATTTGTCATTAGGTTTTGATATGGCGATCCCCGCTGGCGATACTGCTGCTGTTGATTTAATTACTGTGCGTGATTATTTAGGCGCTGCAGGCAACACGGTTACTATCACCAACGGTTCAGGTCTTGAGGCTACATTAGTAGTTAGCTAATGGTCAATACTGCAATCGGTGAAGCGCAGATTAGATGTAATGATAGGGCCTATTTATTTAGGCCCTCTTTTTTTGCGCTGTCTAAAATATGTGAAATTCAAGATCCGCTAGAATTACTAAAACGCCTAAATATACTTTACCTGGTTAAAGATAAAGACGTTTTACATTCTGCTGATGCTATGGCGTGCTGTTTAATTATTTTTCAGTGCTGCTATGTAGGCGAATATGATCAAGATATCTTAATGGATGATATCGGATGCATTGTTGAGTCAAAAACCAAAAAAGGTAGATTTTTATTTAAGCAGTCAAATATCCCTCAACATGATCTTATTGTTATATCTAGATACTTGCTAGAAAAGGCGCTAATTGGGAAACCAAAAGTAGAGCCAAAATATAAAAACAGCAAAGATATAGTTGTTATAGATGCTAATGAATTTGTTGCTTGCGCTGTCGCTCATCTTGGAATTGACAATAAAGCAGCATGGGATATGACAATGACAGAATTCCAACGAGCGATGGAGAGTAAATTCCCAGATCAGCTAGAAGAAAAGGGTATGACAGAATCTGAATATGATAAGATGATTGAAAAAGCAGAGGCTAGAGGTTATCACTAATGACTGAAAAGGTTGGTGGCGTTTCTTATGATGTTGAAATGGACGTTTCTGAGGTTCTTAAGGCCGACAAGGTTATTGATAAATTTTCTGCAGATGTTGATAAAAATTTAACTAAAACAGATAAGTCACTTCAAAAGCTATCTACTCAGACAACAAAAACATCTAAAGCCGTATCTGGTAGTTTCTCAAAAATAGGTAGAAACGCTGGCCAAGCTGGTGTGCAAGTTCAGCAATTCATAGGCCAAGTTCAAGGCGGACAATCTGCCATGCTTGCGCTATCTCAACAAGCTGCAGATTTAGGTATTGTTTTAGGTCTTCCTTTAGCGGGTGCTATTGCTGGCATAACAGCATCAATCGCTGGCCCGTTATATAGCGCGCTAACAAATGGGTCTGATGCTGTAGAGTCTTTTAAAATTGACATTGATGAATTAACAAAGTCAATGGATGAGCTGTCAGATCTATCTAAGAACCAAATAGCAGCCGCTATTATTGATGTAAACGAAAACATGGATGAGCTATCTAAGCAAGCTCAATCAACTGGCGATAACATATTCAAGCTTAGCGAGACGTTAGATAAAGGATTTAAAGATACAGCAGGTCGTAGAGAGATAAAACTTACGACGGAAGAAACTGAAGAATTAGAAAAAGAACTCATTAGAGAACAGGCTACGCTTGATGAATTGAATAGTGAGCTAGAAAAAAACCGCAGTCTACTTATCGAATTAACAACTGGAACGCAAGGGTATAAAGACGGGACAAAAGAAACGTCTGATGCTATTGATAAGTTGTCACAGTCATTACAGGCGCAAGTTATAGCTCTTGAGCAAGGCGAAGAAGCGGCGTTTAGGTATGCGACAGCACAGCAGCTTGGATTGACTGCAGCGGAGCAATTGCCAGCAGCTATTGATGAACAAATAAATCAAATATTCTACCTTAAATCAATTCAAGAGCAGCAGCTTGAAGCTGAACGCAATCTAAGAAAAAGAAACGCAGAAGAGCTAAAGCAGCAGCAAAAACAGCAAATAGATTTAAACAAAGAGCTAGAAAAAGTTACTGATAGAAGCCTTGACAGAATGGCTAACGGTATAGCTAATGTTATTGTTGAGGGTGGGAGCTTAAATGACATGTTTAGCCAAATAGGTAGAACTATTTTGACTGAAACATTAACAGCTCTTATTAGATTTGGTATACAGCAGGGTATAAACGCTGCAATAGCAACATCAACAAGCAACGCTGTAACAGCAAACCAAGTTGCTAATAATGCAACAATAGCCGCCAGCGCCGCTCCTGCAGCAGCTTTACAGTCAACTGCAACGTTTGGCACTGCGGCAGTTGTTGGTGGAGCAGCATTACTTGCAACACTAGCCATTGCAAAAGGTGCTGGACGCAGAACGGGCGGCAATGTTTCAGCTGGTATGATGCATGAAGTTGGTGAGGTTGGTCCAGAGCTATTAAGCTATGGTAATAAAAATTACCTTATACCTGGAAGAAATGGGTCGATAACACCTACCGATCAAATGGGTGGTGGTAGCAATGTTGATATAACTATCATAAATAACACACCAGCTAACGTTAGCGCATCAACTGAAACCAAAAACGGCACTCAGTCTGTAACATTGACAATTGATGATATTGCTAGTGATATAAGAGGTAGGGGCAAGGTCTTTAACGCTATAACCCAAACAACAACAGCGCAAAACAGAGGCGGGAGATAATGGCTGAATTGAACTACCCTAGCGCGATCCCATTAATGCAGCGTGATAAGGCGCGCAATGAGTCGCAAACATTCATTAACGCTAATCCGGCTGCAGGCGCTCCATTTGTCCAACTTATAACCGAAGATGTTAGCGCGGAATGGCCGTTTACTGTTCGAATGACAAGAGGTCAAGCGGTTGTTTTCCAGTCCTGGCTAAGAACAGCTGATAGCAACGGAGATAAGCCTATTGATGGCGCTTTTTTTGATATGAGCGTGTTGGTTGAATTTGGGCTTGAAACGCAAGAAATTAGATTTCTACAGCAACCGCAAATAACATCAGTACAAGGTAATTTTTTAACTTACTCTGCTCAATGTATAACTAGGTCGCTTAATCTTGGTTTTGATTCTGATAATTACGAGACCATCAACGATTTAGCCGATTTAACATGCGATGGCGATTATTTGGCTGCTGCCGGAAAGCTTGATTATATCGTAACAATGGTATTGCCGTAATGACTATTGCAACTGTTGAACAAAGGCAATTTTTCGCAACAAAAAAGCGCTTGGTATGGTTTGAAACTATTGAACTGTATCATCCTGATTTAGGGATTCTTAGATACGTACTTAATCAGAAGTTTGACAAGCAATTTACACTTGAAGCAGACGCGCCAAGAAACCCGAGTGAAACGGTAACTTTTAATCCTGTAGCGGCAAACACCACAGATCCAGAATTGACTAGTGGTGTTCTTACAAGATCATTTCAATTTGAGCGCGTAGGAACCGAGATAAAAGAAAAACTAAAATCTATTGATGCAGATACAGGCGGATACATAAAACAGCTTGAGGTTGTTTACAGGCAGTATATAAATAACACCACCGCGCCAGCTAATAACGTTGAATATCTTTTTGGGGGCGTATCTATTGTTGGCGATAGAATCAACTTAACAGCGAGTGATGATCAGCCTTCTAGCGTTAATGTTGCTATAATTCAAAATATTCAAAATTTACCAGGACTAAAAGGAGTCGTTTAAATGCGATGGGATAATTACATAAATCTAGTGATCGGAAAGCCGTGGGTTAACAGAACAAGAGGGCCTAAAGAATTTGATTGCTATGGATTGTTGATTGACTCATTAGAAAAAGTTAAAAACTTAAACATACCAGTTGCAGATGGTTATTTTGAATGTGAATCAATAGAATCTGCTGGCAAAACAGAACTTGAAACAGAAAATTGGATCGAAACAACATCTAATTTTGCAGATGCATTTGCAGCGTATGATGAAAATAATGATATGTTTCACGTTGGCGCGGTTACTCCGCATGGCTGTTTACATGCGTTTGGTTTGCATGGTAGCGGTAGCGTTGCACTTCATAAGTTGTCGAAATTAACTAGACTGTTACAATTAAGCAATCCAAAGTTTAAAGAGCTTAAGTTCTACCGCTATGCCAATAGTTAACATTCGCCGTGATGCATTTAACCCAACAAAAGCAGAAACTTATCAAGCAAATTGTGTAAACCTTGCTGACTGGATGACAGAAAATGTCATTGCAAATCAAGACGCAAATACTATTCAAGTTGTTCTTAATGGTCACTTACTTTGTGACACTGGCAAGATGCATCAATACCAATGCAACAAGTCTATAGATAGAGTTCTTTGCGAGCATGACAGTGTTGATATATTGATTATGCCAATGGGTCTTGATCCATTAAGTCTTGTATTAATTGGTGTTGCAATTTCACTTGTGGCTGTTCAAGCTTTGGTTCCAAAGCCTGACATACCAAATTTGCAAGGACAACAAGCAACAAGCCCCAACAATCAGCTAAAGTCAGCGACCAATGGCTTTAGGATAAATCAAGCTATTGCAGATATATACGGACGCAGACGGGTAACACCTGACTTTGCAGCGCCTAGTTATTGGATATACGAAAATAACCAAAAAATAGTTAAAGAGTTATTTGTTGTTGGTGAGGGTTATTATGATTTCACAGAAGCAAGATTCGGTGAAAGTGAAATATCCGATTTGCCAGATTCAACCGCTACATTCTATGAGCCTGGTGATTTGTTACCGGCGGACCAAAGAAGGACAGTTGTTGGATCTAACTCAGTGGACGGGCAAGAGCTTATAGCGCCTAACGATCCATCTTTGGTACAAGCGGTAAATACTACAATTAACACAGATAGTCAGCTTGAATTTCCAAATACTGATATTGTTTTTGATGAGCTTGGTTTAGGCATCGGCGATGAGTTTAATTTAAACTTTGATGCCGGCGCCGGCAATCAGTTCAATGGAACTGTTGAAATAAGCAACATAACAGACACTGGATCTGTATTTGAAGTTGATGTTGTTGGAACACCATTTTCGGTTATCACCACTCAACCATCAACCGATAGTGACGCTGTTTTTAGTGTACTGCCTCCTGCTGGTGATGCCTTTGCAAACTGGACTGACTGGTTTGTTTTGGACGGTTCAAACCTTGATGATATATGGGTTAACTTGCAAGCGCCTCAAGGTCTTGCTGATGAAGACCAAAAAGAAATAAACATCGAGGTAACAATACAGGCTCGGGAGGTCGATGATGTTGGGCCATTCCAAGAGTTTGATGTAACTTTAACCGGCTCGACAACTCAGCCTCAATTTAGAACTTATGAGGTAGCGGCAAATATAACGGTACCACCTAACAAGTCAGAAATAAGATTAAGACGTAAAACAGATTTATTCCCAACCGGCTCGCTTCAAAGTGTCAAAATAGAAGAAGCATGGGCGGTTACTGATTATAGTGACGCTGAACTTGTTAATGATAATTTTAGTATGGCTTACTTAGAACGCCGAGCAACAACTTTATCTTTAGCGCCTCAATCACCTAAGTTTAATGTTATAGCTCAAAGAAAACTTAGGCTGTTTGATACCGGCAGCGGAACTATCGATCCTACTGAGACAGCGACAAGAAGTTTTGCAGATGCCGTTTTTCATATTCTTTATTTTAAAATGGGAATACCGCTAAACGCAATCGATACAGAATCGCTTTTTGATATTAGTGATGGTCTTGCTGAGGATTATCTAGGTTATTTTGATTATTCTTTTGATGACAAAAACATCGATGGAAATCAAAGAATAGTTACCGCTTGCGATGTGGCAAGAGTTTTGCCTTTTAAATCTGGTGGTAGAATCTGGACTTTCGTTAGAGACGAAGAAAAGCCGGTTAGAAGCGCGCTTCTTAATCGCAGAAACATGCCTCCGCAAGATACTAATCAAACATGGTCATTTAGAAAGCCTAGGGACTATGACAGTGTTGCATTAACCTATGTTAATTTTGATGAGAACCAAGAGGTGACAATTTATCGCAGTATCGATAATAACGGTGTTATATCTAACACTGCAGGCGTAAATACAAACGAGTTTACTTTATCTGGTTGCGTTGATGAAGACCAAGCAGAAAATAGAATCGACTTTGAAATACGCAAAATAAAATACCAGCGTATTGCTGCAGATGTTACAGCTATGAATGATGGTCTTTACATTGGTCTTGGTGATAGAGTTGGATGGGCTGATATTAACGATAGTCAAATTTTTGACGGTGAAATATTAGGCGAATCTGGAACAGAATACGACACTAGCGAAGCGTTTAGGCCGGAAGGTGGAGAGACTTATTATTGTTATCTTACTGACAATGAAGGCGTACCAACCGCAAGCCCGTTTGTTGTAACTGCAAGATTAGATACTGAATTTGGATTTAGTGGATTAGCTGGTCAATCATTCTTGCCGACTGGTAAAGAGCAAATAGGTTCAAGATATATAAT